AAGAAATACCGCTTGAGTTCGGAAATCGGGAAGGACGTGAAGGTCAAGTCCACCAGGGAGTTCCTTGTGGTGTTGTCCTTTGATGCCTGAGGGGTGTGAGTGTTCAGCACGAACTTCTCGCCCTCGTACACAAGCGCCCACTCCTCACTCTCGAAGTCCGGAACAATGTCGCCGTCAATCCGTACCTGGGCCGTAATAACGCGCTCGCCCATCTCCTCGAAAGAGATGGTCGCTTGGTTCAGCGTCGCATAGGACGGGAAATTGACTTCGGTTATTCCTGGTATCATAAGTTGAAATTGCAGAGGCTCGGCTTATTCACTCGGATAGTCCATTCAACCACTACGACATCATGGGTCTCGCCAGAGGAATCCCGCCAGAATTTCGTAGGGGTCGCAATGGGCTTAGGATAGCCGACGATAAGCACCTTCTTATAATCGTTGTAAAACTCGACCTGCTTGTAGGTCTTGACTCCACCAACATGGTCCTGGTCGTAAAGCAGCGCATTGAAAGCGGCAACCTTCTGGTTCGCGTTCTCCAGGCGACCTTCGGCCTTGATGTAGAACTTGACCTTGTAATCGAATGGCGCATCAACGGTCTTCGGACTCAGATTCTCACCCTCCTGCTCGGGGTAGGCAGTAACGTCAAAATCCTTCGAGTCCGGCGCAAGCCGGGAATCGGAGGACAGAAAGACGAGACCGTGGACCTGGGAATCCTGTATGGCTCCATCGCCTATTTTAATCCTTGCCGTGAGCATGTTTCAATTCGCATCTTTTACATTGATCGTCCAACTCGTCCTCGTGGGCCAGAACAGGACAGCCTTCGCCCTCGGCAGTGTACTGACAGTGGTTGGCCCGGCGGATGGACTCGCGCTTGTCATCAAGTTTCTTTTCCAGCAGGCGGTTCAAATCGCGTGTTTTGCGGTTCTCCTCGTCCTGGTCGGAGATGTACTTCTTCTGCATGTCCAAAATCTGCGTGACGTTCTCAAGCACGTCCTTCTCCTTTTTCTGCTTCGAGCGCCAGATGCTTGCAAACCAGCCGATGATGGCCGTGACGATAGGCAGCGCAACATCACGCATCATATCTAAAATTATGGTTCCTCCTTCCATATTATTTGACCTCCTTGTTATAAGTTACTCCCAGAATCTTCTGGGTGGCCTCACAGGTAACGCTGTTGGCTCCGAAGATATAAAGGGGAACCTTAATGGGGGTGGGAAGGACAAAATCGTTCGCGCTCTCGATTCGCATGTCACATCCGTTGGCAAAGTAGAGCATGGGAATCTCCTTGCGGTCCACGTTGAGGCCGGTCCTGATGGTGCCGGTGCAGTGCTGGAAGATATACACGCCACGGTCCATCAGGACGTCGCCGTCAAAGTGTTTGTCGATGAAAATACCATGCAAGTCAAGCCTCTCTTCCGGAAACTGACGCATCAGAGCGATCGAAGGACAGTCATTCTCCAGGGACCAGTCAACACCACGACGGTACAGGTGCAGGAATTGAGTTAAATCCTTGCTCCTGCTCAGCAGTTCGGCATATTCATTGCAGATGCCCTTACTGATGGCATCCGCAATTACGACTGATTTCCATTGGTTCTCCTTCATAGCGCAAAGATACAAAAAGTATTTTATTTTGTCGCAACAGCATGAGTGTTTGTATTCGCACTCTTCGGGGTAATCACGCTCTTGAACATGTAGCGAATTTCCGAAATGTTCTCGTCGATGCGCTGCATCTGTCCACGGAAGGTCTCGTCACCGAATGTCTGGCCGGGCTGGTTATCAGCGGAAGCGGCCCTGGCCATGGCACGACCAGCGGCAGTGTTCTCGCCGGTGGAGCCTCCGATGGCCGCGAGGATGGCATCCACGGTCGCACTGATGGCAGGCATGTACGACATGTAGAAGTTCTGCGTGTTGATGCCTGCCGCCAGGCCGTTGATGCTCTCCTCAGACGCTCCGGCGAGGTCTTTGCTGATGCCGGAAAGGTCGCTGCCGGTGGCACGCATGTTGATACCGGCAGCAGCAAGGCGCTGCATGAGGGCCTGCATGGCGGTGTCAATCTTCTCAGTGGCAACCTCGGTCTCAGCGGCAATCTTCGCAATATCCTGCTCGGAAAGTTCCTCGCCTTCCTGGGCCAGGCGGTCAATATCGTCGAAGATTGGCTGCAAGATTCCCTGGATGATCTTGGCCGCAAGGGAGTTGACTACCATGGAGTCAATCATCTCCTTGAAGTTCTCCTTGATGGCCCCGGACGTGAAAGCGAACTGCTTGTAGGCATCAATCCAGGACTTAGCGAAGGACTTGGCCGCAGAGGTGACGTCGGAATCGGACATGAACTCAGAAACCTGGGACCGCATTTCAGCCATCTTCTGCTCCAGTTTCTCGGCTTCCTCCTCATAGCCCTTTGCCGTATCCTCATCAGCCTTCTTACCCTTCTCTCGCTCCAGTCTGGCCTGCTCACGATAGGCTGCAATCTGGGCCTCCATTATCTTCAACTGCTGGTTGTATGTGCTGATATAATCGGAGCCGAAAGCCTTCTGGATGGCCTTATCCAGGGCGTCATAGTCCTTCTCAAGGTTATGCAGAATATCCTCCTGCTCCTCAATCTTTTTGTTCAGGCGCTCAACCTTCGCATTGATGATACCCTTGATAAGGCCGACAACGGCACCGATGGTCGCAATGATTGCGCCTGCTGCGGCAATGAATGGATTGGAAAATAATACTGTATTAAGTGTCCCGCTAAGAGCGATTATTACCGGCAGCATAGCGGCCACGAAAGACAGTGTTGTTCCTATACTCTCAAGCATTTCGTCAACGATAGGGATGTCTTCCAAACCAAAGACGTCTGCGATATAATCCCGTATCGTTTGAAGTCCATCAGACAATTTTTGCCATGTATTTACGTAATCTCCAAGAGAGTTTACGCCGTCCTTGATTTTATCCTGCTGCTTTTTGTGCTCCTCTGCGGCCTTTTGTGAGGCGTCAGCCTGCTTTTTGGACGCATCCGTCAACTCTCGCTGCGTCTCAACCTCTTTCAGTTTCGCAGAAAGCTCCTCCTCGGAAATACCCTTGGTATTTCGCATAACCTCATACTCTTTTAACAGCGTATCGAGTTTTTGCTGCTCGGCCTGCCATGCGGCGTTGTCCTGAACAGCCTTTTCCTCGGCCTGCTTCTGCCCTTCAACACCCCCCAACTCATTATACTTTTTCAACCCCTCGGCGATGGCCGCAAACGGATTTCTCTGGGCAAGTTGCTCATCAATCTCGTTAAGCCGATTCTGCATCTCCTTGAGTTGGGTTGGATCCAGGTCACTCCAATTCTCTTTCAACTTCACGAGGTTCTCACGCATATTCGTAAGCATCTTCGACGATGCCGTGTCAAGGTCCTCGAATAGCCGGATGTACATTGCGCTATCCTTAAAGGCGTCGTACTGCAATTTAGCAACGTCTTTTGAGTCTTTGTTGCCGGATTGCTTACGTAAAGCCTCTTTTTGCTCCTCCGGAATATCCATCGCGTTAATCTGCGCAATTCGCTCTGCGTTTTCTTTTGCAAGTTTCACGCGCTGCTCACCATAAGTCTTAGCCTTTTCGAGCGCCTTAATGAGAGACAGCGCCCTATCCCGCTCGAAATTCTGGCTGTCCTTGGCCATGTCCTTCAAGACATCCTGCCACTCCTTCGGGAACTGACTAAGATTGTCAAGGATATACCCGAAGTCCTGGCTGTCAATAGCAGCCTTCATTTCAGGAGTCTTGGCATCGGCGCCGAGGGACGCGAAAGCCTCATTCAACTGCGACTGCATACGCTCCTTGAAGTCCTGGCCGATGCCACCATAAACGGACACCGTGATGGTCGTGGCAAGGTCGGAATCACCAGTCATAGACAGGAGATCATCGTAGAACTTCTTCACGGTCTCGCTCTGCTTCAACTCGTCCTTCATGCGCTTGAAAGCGTCCTCAAAATCCTTCGTCTTCTGAGTGGTGTCGAGGTCGGTCTTAGCATCCCATAGCGACTGCAATAGCGCCTGGAAGTCACGGAGCGCTTTCGCCTTATTTGAACTACCGGTAATCTGCTGGCTGAGGAAAGTTGTCAAATTGCCACTCGCGCCATGCTTCTTCGCTTTCTCAAAAGCCTCATTCATCATATCGGTGTACCAACCAGAAAGTTCTTCGGCGGCACGCTTCTGGTCGGACGCACTGATGCCCAAAGAAAGTCCGCGAGAAAGCATGATATCGCTCTCTCTGCCAAGAGCGCCAGCCTTATTCATGTACTTGTTCAAATCGTCATAACCTTTCTTGAAGTCCTTCATAAACTTCACGCGGTTTTCCATTTGACGAATGAATGGATCCTGAGAGTAGCCGGTGCCATGGGGCGTTTTAAGAAGGTCGAGAGCGTTGAAGTCCTCAAGAATCTTCTTATACATAGCCTGCATCAGCAACGCATCATCAAGAGACTGTTGCGTCTGCACTTTCCTCGCCCCGGTCGCAGTCTGGAGGGCCTTCGTGTAGAAGTCAACCAGGGCAGTCTGCGCCTCGTACTCCTTAGCAACTGCCTTAAGCGCCTCCATCTGGTCGCCAAAGCCCTCAATTTGGAGTTTCGTCAGGGCTTTTGTGGCAGTGCCGGTGCTTTTAAGCGTTGTGGTATAACTATTGAGTTTAGAGCGCCACGCGTCCCCAAAGAAGTCCGGAAGCGGAGGGCCGATAAGGTCCTTGGTCAATTCCTGCAACGCCGCATCCGCCTCGTCGATAGCGGTCTGGAAGTCGCCAATCTGCTTGTTGAGTTCCATAAGGCGCTCACCAAGTTTTGCCCTGTCATCGTCACTCAGGTCATATTCAACATACCCACCAGGAGAAAACTGGGAACCGATCTGCCAATAACCGCCCTTTCCGCTCTGGAGTTGCTGGATAATCTTGTTTCTCTCTTCTACAAGATCAGACATGCTTGTCTCGGCCTTATGCTTGTCACGCTCAAGGGCAAGCCTAATGGCCTCGCGAGCCTCCTTGTTGTTTTCACGTATGGCCGCAGTATTCAGATCGAGTGCTCCAGTCTGCGCGTTGGTCCCAGTTATCGCCTGTGGATATGCTCTGCCAAGTTCCTTGGTCACGCGCACCAACTCATCGGTCTCCTCTTTCGAGCGATTGGTTTTCTTCGACAGTTGGTCGTATTTATCACATAACTTGTCACTGTCCTTTCCGTGGTCATCT